TCAACCCAGCCGATCAACGATCGCATCGTCGTCGTCATTGCAGCCGCCCTTCAAAGCGTCGAGCCAATTGTCCAGGTCCAGCTTGTCCCAAAGCAACGTTCCAGGGCGAATCTCAATCGCCCGAACAGGACAGGTCTGTTTGAAGTGTTTGACCGTCAGCCCGACATATTCAGCAGCATCACGGGCGTTCAGCATCCTGCGAGGCGCGACACGAAGGTTCAGGGTTGCGCTGCTCATGATTGGTCATCCGAGCTATCGAGGGGCACCGGCGCGCCGAATTCCAGAACGTTCGCAGTAGTTGTGTCGGCGTTATCTTCGAAGGCCTCAATTTCAAACGTTATGATCGGCAGTGGGGCCAATTCTGCAATGCGGTGCGCCAAAAGATTATGGTCGAGTACAATTCCATAGAAGTTGCCACTCGTTCCCATAACTAGCTCACCGCCTCTAAGGTCTTGAAGTCGAGCGGCTCTCAAACTGTTGCTGGTTTCGGGAAGCGCAACGAATGTAAATTGATCGTCGCCAGATACGCCTTTGATATATCCGCTTCTGACGCGCTCCTGTTGCTCGTCAGACAGATCATCGCCCACAAAAATCGCAACGTCGTCCCATCGGGCCAATTCGCTCATCACCGGAAGTACCGCTAAATCAGCAACGCCGTCGGCGGTTTCAATCGAGATGCCGCTTTGGGTGAAGGCGCGCATAACGGTCATTCGGATGACCTCTTCTAGCGCAAACCGGTGCCAACCTTCGGATCTGCTCCGAATGACACCTCGCCTGCGCCAGTCACGTTGCAAAGATGTGGAAACGCCACTGATGTGAGCGGCTTCACTTGGTGAAAACTCACGATCAACAGACTTGACCGAATAACGCATTCGCTGACCCTCCTTTCAGGATGCGTGAGGGATACCACGCTTTCTAAAGCGTGGCAAGCAACACGGTTTTGGCTTTGGAGGTATTCAGAGTTGTCGAACTGCAGATATTCCAACTACGTTTATGAAAAAAAGCCCTCGCCGTTTGGCGAGGGCTTTGTGTCGTTAGGTCCGGGAGCTTATCACGCCGCTTGCATCTTTTTCGGCCGCCCGCGACGCTTCCGCGCGTTCTCCGGATCGTGAAGCCGACGAGCCTTGTCGAGTTCATCGCGCGTAATCCGTTGCGTGTGCTCGATCATCTTCGACAATTCCGCCTTGCCGGCGTTCGAGGCTTTTTCAGCTATTCCGGCAGTCAAATCGAACAAGAGGGCTTCTTGGGCGGTCGATTTTGTTTGTTCCGTCTTTGAAGTCATCGACCATTTCAGAGAGACGTTGAAAGCCGAAAACCCCAGGCCGATCGCAAAGGCGGCAAGATTGTGTGTGAGGGTCTGGCCGGGGCCCAGAAGATAAAACAACAAGCCGCCAGCAGCGTGGAAGAGCGCGATACCAATCACGAGGGCTTCAATAATGACAGCGAAGCCGATAGTGACAGCCGCCGTCATGGCCTTCGCGGGCATCGAGGTCCGGATATCGAGATATCTTTGAATGACGCTTGACGCATATAGGGCGTTGACGGACATGAGCGCTGTAAATGCCCAGGCAATGTTTGCTTCAACATCAGGAATGCGTGTCAGGCCATCGTGGCCTAGATAGATGATTAAGACAGTCGGCACGTAGGCGAGCAGTTTGCTACCGTGCGATTTTAACCAGTTGGAAACCGAAATTTCGGATAGATTAAGGGAAGACGCGGATGTCGCGTTCATGGGATGGCTCCATCATTGGAGGCCGACGTTCGGGCGGCAACCCGGCGGCGGCGGTGGCCGGGGCGAACCACTCGCCTCGGCTGCCCCTCAAGGCAGGCGTCCACATTAACGCCAAAACCTTTCCACCCCGTTTCGATATGGTTTCTAGCATCTTAAATTCATAAGAAAATTTGCGCTCTATGTGCCAGAGGATGGCACCGATTTCAAATGACGCGGCCCGTCCTTATTCGCCTCGCGATACCGCCTGTCCATCTCGCCTTGAATCCATTCAGCTCTCGCCTGAATAGCGTCGGCCAAACCGCGAAATGCCATCTGTTCGCGCTCTTCGCTCAACCCCCGGCTCGCCATATCAAGCGATGCGCAAAGATACCGGATATCGTCCAGGGCATTGCTGAGATCTTCGATGTCGAGTCGGTTCATTAGAGTTCCCTTTATATGGCGTTGAGAAAATGGACGGCGGAAAAACGCAGCCTTTCATGGAATTAATTGGTTATTATCACCAATTAATAGGAAATTAAAGCCAGAGAATCGCATATGCTCCCCACGATCTTCATTAATCTCTCGGAAATTGTCTGCCATGCTCACGACAGGAAATCAGCTTCGGGCCGCCCGCGCACTGATCGGCATGGACCAGAAGCAATTAGCCCAAAAGGCGGACGTGGCGTTGAACACGCTTCGCGCAATGGAGGCTGTGGGCGCTGAAATGATCAACTCTCGAGCCCGGTCCTTGATCAAGGTTCAGCAAGCGCTTGAATTGGCTGGAGTCGAATTCTTGAATCATGGTCGGCCCGGTGTGCGAATGAAGTAAGGCGTCAAAACGGAATTCTATTTAAGCAGCTTCCAGCAGACTGGTTCGGGCGGATCTGCAAGGCACCAGGCATCATAGTCAGCCCGAGCCGTCTCTACTGCTTCCACGCCGACATATTCAGCGAACTCTTCAAACTCTTCAAACGAGATAATCTGGAATTCGAGCTTTCCACTTTCATCGCGGGTCGGCTGCGCACTTTGCCAACACATTATGTCAGGCTCTGATGTTAGACACGTCTGGATGAACTCTTTGAATAAATCTTCGCCAAGGTCCTGTCCCAAATCCAACATCAATTGATGGAATTGATCATATGAGATGATGGGCTCTACTGCTTGTTGTTCATTGGCGGCAGATTTTGCAGCCAATGGGTGCGGTTCCAAAGGCGGTGGATACTCATCAATCGGAATATGTTTTGGGACTACATCGTCGGCAGTTCGCGGCGCAATAGGGGTAACATCATCTGCATGCCGCCCGAACATCCTCGCAATATCGTCGCCGCTATGAGTAAGCGCTTTCCCTAAACCGACTGCACCTAGCGCCGCAATTGCAGCTATTCCCTTGCCTAAATAGTCAAAAAAGGAATCCCCGTCAGAAGACATTGCAATTCTCCCACAACCTAGGAGCGATGATGCAAGTCATTCAGAAAGAGATCAAGTGGCTGGCGAATTGGCTCTGCGCGGATTCCAGCCCTCGACCTGTCGCACTTCTTCCGGGTCAAGCACGCCGGTTTCGATAGCGATCTTGTTTGCAGCCCAGCGCGTTTCGGGATCGCCGCGCAGGAAGCCGGAGAGGTCGAGTTCAATCTCGAAGGGTCCGCCGGTTGGAAAAACCGTGCGAGCGAATTCGGCCTCGAGTTTCCGCGCCCAGGGTGCCAGGCAGAAGGTTGCAAACCACAGTCCGGCCTGGGCGGCATTGGTGAATGTGTTGTTCTCATAGGCTTGAACGATTGGCGGCGGCACTTGAAATAGCCGGCATATTTCAATCACGCCGAATTTGCGGGTTTCCAACAATTCAGCGTCTTCAGGCGAGATTTGGGCAGCGGCCCATTTTGCGCCGCCATCCAGAACCAATGTCTCGCCGGCGTTCGACGCCCCGGAGAGCCGCCTTTTGAAATTGTTGCGGATGTTCTGGACTTGCTCGGGAGAGAGCGCGTTCGGATATTCAATAACGCCGCTCGGGCTCGCGCCGTTCTTGAGGAAGGACGCAGCATGGGTATTTGCCGCCGCGACACCCTCAACTGTCTGAGCTGCACGCGACAGGCGCGACCGACCAATTCGTCCATCATCCGTCCGGTCGCGCAGGTGAACCACTTCTCCCTCGAGATAGCGGCGCGATCGGCTGCGCCCATCTGATACGTCATAAGCCAGACGGCCGCTTGCCAATTCGGCAACTGTCACCATTCCCCAGGGAACGAAACGAAGCCCTGCAAGCTGTCCATTGGCCGTGCGGTCGATCACTGCAAGGCCGTTTCCTGTCAGCAGTGTCGAGCTGATTAGGTGTTCTAGGAAATCCGGCCAGGTCTGCTGCCCATTCGCGCCGCAGCGCACAAGGCGGCCCAGCGGGTGAGTCGGTGCCTCAACCCGAACGCCGTTTGACTCCCGGCGATAGACGAGCGCCGGCACATAGCCGAGCGCGCTGGAAATCGCGTTGACGCAGGCATTCACCGTTGAGAGGTTTTCGGCAGCCTGTGTGGAAAGCCCGAGACGATAGCCCGGGCCGGACGCGAGTCCGGCCCAGCTTGGGTGCTCGGCGTCTCGCCGCTCAAAGCCCAGACGGGCGGCAATCCGGTCAATCAATCGCAATGCGACAACCTCGCCAAAATGAGCGCCCGGCGGCGACGTTCCGATTCCAGATTTGGTCTGCGTGAGCGCAAGGCCAGTTCTGTGGCGGTGTCTGGATATGCTGGCCATGCTGATACGACAGACACTTCCATCAAGTCGACGGCGTGGAGTGTCCGGCGAGGCCCGTCCCACTTGTCGCCGCCTTCAGGGATCGTGAAACCAAACGACATTCCGCCAAGATCTCCGCGCTCTGCCAGTGCCAGTACATCACGCCCGACAGTGGTGTCCGGCAGGTCGAGTGAGAAGGCGAGGCCTCGTTCATCCTCAGAGAGCCTAAGCGTTCCAGATTGCGTCCGGCCCAGCACCTTGTCGAAAGCGTGATCCTGAAGCGCGAGGACGTCCCCAGCTAGCGAAGCGCGAAATGCGCCAGGCGCGATCGTCTCGACGAAATCGCCAATACGCGCTTCGCTTGCGAACAAGGCCGCATAGCCTTCCAGCTTCCTGCCGGCAGTGCGGACTTCGGCGAAACGCCTTTGTTCTAGGTTCTGATGACTCATACGGGCGCGCCTATCACGGCATAGCGGCGGTGGTGGTTGCCAGGTCTTCGACTGAAACGAACGCTTTCTTGTGACGGACAGCAACGTCAACGGTGCCCATAGCGCGGATGCTGACATTTCCCTTGCTGTAGGCCGTCGACTCAAACGGGTTCACCAAGATATCGACTTCAGACCAGATACCGATCAGCAATTCGGACCAGTCGCCATAGATCAGGCCGTGTTCAGCGCCGGCACCCAAAGTCTTAGGAACCAGATTGCTAAAGGTTGTCGGCACATTATGGAATATTGTCCCTACGCCTTGAGGTCGCCCGTTCACATCCAAGGCTAGCGCAGCAAGCTTACGGATTTCTGGCGTCGTCAGGATAGCACGGGAACCGCCGACGTTTTCTGCATCCGCCAGTGTGACGGCGTCCGCCACGGCTTCGAAAATCGAGTCAGGCGCAGCGATGGTCTGAATTCCGCTCGTCGAAAGTATGCCAACAGGTTCGTTTGTGCCGCCACCCTTGATCGCTGCCCGATCGATTGCGAGCGCAAGGTTACGCGCGAGCATCTGACGTAGCAGGGCTTCCACATCGGGCGAGGCCTGCAATAGCATGTTGCGGCTGAATTCAGACAAAGCACCTGCGTGTTTCGGGCTAAGTGTAATAGAGTCGAAGTCGGCGTCATCGGATGATAGTGCCGCATTCTCCGCGACCCATCCAATTGCAGGCGAGTCGGTTTCACGCGGAATCGACAGATTGCCCACCAGACCGTTCAACACGCGCGCACCCAGGCCGCGAACAACTGAAGCAGCCGTCAAAGCGCTGATATACTGATCCGGGCGGTGGTCGGTAGGGACTAGTTCGGATCCTGTCGAAGTCGTGAGCACGCGGGTCTCGAATACTTCAGTCGGGATATATACGCCTTCGGCCGGGCGGCCAGCTCGCTTGGCGAGCTCGGTCTGAATCTCACGCTCAAAACCTGCATCCACGCCCAGTCCAGAAGCGGCGGCAATAGCACGGGAAACACGAAACTTGGTGCGAATTTCCGAAACTAGTTTTTCATCGCCCGCGATCGGCGTGCCTGTTTCGGCGCGGTCGGCGGCGTCGACCTTGCGGGCTCGCTCGAGCTTTGCATCAACGGCGGCCAGTTCTTTTTCAGCCGTGGCGAAAGCTTCAGAATTATCCGAATCGTGCGCTTCGCTCATGCGCGCCACGATTGACGCCCGCTGTTCAACCAGATCATTTGTTTTCATGTCGTTCTGTCCGCAAGAAAAATAGATGCGGAAGAATAACCATGCAGCTATACGCGGCGCATTGAGGGCTTCGTCACAACCAGAACGGACCATCTCCGCGATAGACGACGGGCCCTTCATCGCGGGAGGCCACACCGCAAGCCATGATAGCAGCGACCATACCGTCGATGCGATCGAAAGATTTGGCCTTGGATGGTTTGCGGTTGCCTGCCGGGTCCGTTTCGATTGTCACGTTACCCGCCTGCCATCGCAGGAGCGGATTGCCATTGTGATGCATGCGCCCCTCGAGCACCGCCCGCTCAAAAGCATCGCAGGCCGGCCCATATGACTTCCAGCCAGGAACGAATTCCACGAGCGGCAATTCAATATCTTCATCAGACAGAAGCTTGCGTAGATCCTCTATACGCCAGCGGTCATATGCGATGCATCGCACATCATAGGACGCCTGCACATCGGCGAGTCGTCGTGCTATCGCTGCGCGGTCGGTTGCTCGTCCAGGCGTGCGCTCGATCCAGCCGTCATCAGCCCAGGCTGGGTATGGCACGCGGTCCTTTTCAGCGCGTGCATGAATGGTGTCAGCAGGTGCCCAATGCCAGACGAGAATTTTACCAGCTTCGGGAAACCACAAGGCGAAAGCCGTGAGGTCGGTCGTGCTGGAAAGATCGAGCCCGCCGTAACAAGGCTGGCCCTCGAGTTCGAGAATGTCGAAGGGGTCTGAGTTGGCTTCCCAATCCGCCTGGGCGATGAAGCGCTCGCTGGCCTCGACTCTCTGGTTCAGGTTCAGGAGTCGAAACGACGGGGCGAAGCTTGAAGAACGTATAGCCCGATCCGCAGCGTCGGCGAATTGTTCTTCATTGAGAAAGCTGCCCAGCGCGGGATTGGCGGCTTTCCAGGCGTCGCGGTCATCAAGCGCGCAGTCTTTCGGAGCCGCGTGCAATTGGGTGTGCACAGTAGGGCGAGGTTCATCGTCCAGCATTTCGCTGAAAAAGTGATGATCATCCGCCGCTTGAGTTGAGATCGTTACGCCAAGCGCTTCATGTCGTTTCCCCATGCCGGTCGCGAGATTGTCCCACAGCTCGCGGCTTCGCCACTGCGCGACCTCATCCGCAACCCAGAAAGAAGGTGCCAAGCCGTGCGCCTTTCTTGCGTCGGATGTGAGCGCGCGCCAGATCGATTGCGAAGGCTCATGGGTGATTTCTTTATGCCAGTCGCGAATATTGACACACGCCGCCATCCAGGGCGTCGCCTCGATAATCGCACGCATCATCCTAAAGAGAACGCCGGCTTGCTCACGATCAAGTGCTGCGCCGTAGCATTCGCCATAGGGCTCTTGCAGCGGCCCAAGAAGATGAGCCAGGGAGAGCCCGGCCAATAAACCTGACTTGCCGTTGCCGCGTGCTACAGATAGCGCAGCCATCCGAACGATGCGCAGCCCTTTGGGGTCGGTCTCATACACCGCGCGCACAAAGTCTTCCTGAAACGGTAGTAGCTCGAGGCGTTGGCCAGCCTTTAAGCCCGAGACGACGGGAAGGGTGCCGAGAAAGGCGAGCACCTTTTCAGCCGCCGGCATGTTGAGCTTTTCCCATGGATGCGAAGCTGTCGATGGAACGCGCCCGCGCGGCTTGTCGTCCTTGCTTTGCGGTTCTGAAGGATCTTCTGCAACCGCAAGGGCTGCCGCCGCCCGCAGTCGCGACGAGCCTGGACCTCGTTTGCCCACTATCGCCCTCTCAAAACTAATTGAGACAGAATGCCCCCCGTCGGTCCCTGATCGTCAGCACTGAGCGATTTTTCATGCCAGGGGTGCGAGGAGTCGAGCGGCGAGCCATCGACTCCGCATCCTTTTCGCGGCTTTGACGAGCGGATCGCGCCGGCTTCGTCACCTCGCGATGTCTTTGCGCCGTGACAGGATGCACAAAGGCTCGCAAGGCCGTCGTGGTTGGGGAAGGGGTCGCCGCCGGATGAAATGGCCATGATGTGGTCAACGTGGTTCGCGAGTACGATTCGTCCCACCGCCCGACAATCCCGACAAAGCGGCTCTATCATCAGGTGAGCTGCGCGAAGCCGCAGCCAATTCGTCGTGTGGTATGGCCATTTAGACACGGATAGCACCTCTACAGTGCGTTCAGTCTACGCAGGTTCAGATATGTGCGGATTGCGCCTCCTATCGAGGGCAAGAGCTGTGCTTTTGGCAATACTCCGCTTTCCGCATCCCTCCTCCTCGCGGAGAGCGGCCTAGAGGGGCGTGTAGTGGTATAACCGCCCTGCCGATTACGTCGGCCAGTCGCTCCCCCACCGGATACGCCGGCACGTAGGAGGGGTCAGTGGGCATCCAGAAAATCCCGGACAGGAGAGGTGCATCCCCGCGGTTTCCCCTGCGCCTCACGCGGCAACAGGGCGGTCGGAAATCCCCGGATGTGCACCACCCCAGGGCAAAGTTCCCGCCACGTCGTCAGCCGCTTTTGTTGAAATCGGGAAGCGGCAACCGTGGGCAAGCCATTTAGGGACAAAGAACGCCCCTTGGGGCGCTCGCCAGTGACCAAAACTAGCGAGCGTCAGGAAGCCAAGTCGGCGGCAGTCTCATTCTGGACCGTGGCCGCGACTTCACTGGATTCATCTGATCTAAAAAGATGAAATAGGGGCGCGAGCATTCTCGAGGATTCGTGAAGAGCGCCCATCAATCCGCCCTCACAGCGAGTATGATAGGAACAATGATGGAAGCTTCGTGAAGGGGGCATCCTTTGCCGTCGCTCCCGGGACCAATCGGGGCGGCGGCCTCCCTACCAGGTGGACCATCCCGGTTTGACAAATTCACGTAAGTCTTTGATTTGATCGGGCAGGGTTTGACAGTTATTTTGTCGTAAGTATTTGAAATCGCAGGGATACACTTGGATTGAAAATCCGCGTGTCGGTGGTTCAATTCCGCCCCCGGGCACCATCCTTTGTTCGTAAACAATTCAATAAAATTGTTGTTTACCAATAGGTTCGGTGTTTTCCCACATCTTAACCCAAGCATGCTTTAGCTGTTCTATACGATTTTGTTACGAGCATTGTTACGAAAAAAATTTCGGAATGCGGGTTTTGGGGGTGTCTGAGCTGTCTCGGACATGAAAATAGACGTGAAAAATCTCTCTGAACGAAACGGGTCTTGGTTTTATCGCAGGACGATTCCAGAGGATTTGAGAGGCGAAGTGTTCCGAAAAGGGAAGCCTCTTAAACGAGAATGGACAGCAACGCTTGGCCGCTTGACCAAAATCTCTGCAATGCAGGCGGCGCTAATGGCCGAACGCGAAGGCGCTGCTTATGATCGCGCCATTGCGAACGCCCGAAAAGCTCAAAAGCTGGCAGAGGCTGCTTCCCAGTCGGACGTTGTTACAGAAATGTCTCAACCTGCACTCAGCGATGTTCAGATAGACGACGCACTGGAATTCTATCGGATGGGTTACGGCGCACGCAGCTTTGAAGCTGGCGAAGTGATGGCCCGGATAGATGCGCGTGTTCACGCTGACTACGGGTTTGATGTCATCCATGCAGACAGGGCGCTTCAGGAGACGATTTGGCAGAAACACGCTTCTGTCGAAGAGCTGGCAGTTATTCGCGGCAAAACGCTACTGCTCGACGTACTGAAAGAGGATGAGCGCCGCCATAAAATGGATCGGGACAAGCACCGGCGTCCATCAGTTGAAACACTTGTCGAAGTCATCGGTAACGTGGGGATAGCGGACCTGACGCGCGACAACATTCGCGACTGGTACCGTCACATGGCGGACGAGTTGAACTACGCTCACTCTTCTATACGAAGACGGCAGGGCGCTCTATCAGGTGTGATCAACCGATATTGGCGGGAAAGCCAAAAGCCCAAACCTTATGATTTGTTTACCGATATTCCGATCCCGGGCGAACGGAACGAAAAAGGCGCAAAGCTCCCACTTACCGAAGAGCAAGTGAGGAAGCTCGCTGAGCACCTTCGAAGGATGGAAACTGGTGAAACGACGAACGGCAAGCGCGCCAGTTTGCGCAACATTGCGATCATGTGGTTGTGCCTGACTTCCACGCTTGGACCGGCTGAGGCGGGAGGGCTTGAAGAAGCTGACATAGTGCTGGATCACCAAACGCCCCATGTCGTGGTCAGAAACAATAGCGTGAGAAAAATGAAAGAGGGCCGTGTGATGCGATACGCGCCGCTGATTGGGGATGCCTTGCGACTGGCTAATCATCTGCCTTATCGAGCGGATAGGCCGTTTAACGGCGCGAGCCTCAGCACGCTTCTGAACAACAAATATCTTAAGCCCGCGATCCCTGACCTGATCCCGAATAAGCAATCGCTCTATTCAACGCGTCACCGGATGATTCAACGGTTCAGGGAGTTGGATGCATCGCCTGAAGATTCACGCTGGCTGTCAGGCCATTCAATCAAAGACGTGCATGATCGGGTATATGGCTCGGATACTATCAGCGATGAGCGTTTGGCGCGTCTGGCAGAATTAGTCAAAAATGCTTTTAACGTGAATGCGTTATGATCAATCTGCAATGCAGTAATTCATTACCAAATAAGGGGGCATATTCTCATGAGCCTGTCCGCCGCCAGTATTGCTTGTTCTCCACCCAGCACTGCGATTGACATCGTGATTCACACGATTTGTCGAACTGCCTTGAGCTTCGCGGTGATAGAGGCCCGTCATTTCATGGCTATGGGAAGGCATTTCTTCCACACTTATTGCAACCTTCTCACGTCCGCCTGTTTGTCCAATCTCCCTGTTTGTTAGACCGTTCCCTTGTCCAGCCCCAATTAGAACCCGACCAGCCGATTGAGGTAGTGGAGACCAACCCGCAGGACAGTCATCGTTTGCAAAAGCCGCAATTGTACCTGCTGGGACAAGCTTGTTTTCAATGTTTGAAAGACGTTTTTGGAAGCGAGCAAGCTCATCTACTGGCTGCCCCTCAAGAAAAGCAGACCAAGGTACATTAATGCTCGCATCGTTGTTAACATCCTCCCTCACAATCTGAATTAATCCTTTCTCGCTTGAGTCTGTTCGTGAACAGACAAGACGCCCGGTACCGTTCTGGGGAAATATAACTTTATTTTTACTTTCCGTGACCTCAGTTGGTCCATCCCAATCGCAATCAATTCCGTTGGAAAACCAAAAATTAAAAATTGCTTTTTCGTTGGTTGTGGACTTTCTGAGTGAAATCGGAATGCTGAATTCATGTTCAAGTACTTGCACCGGTTGCACTGAGACATAGAAACCGCGTTCAGCTTGAGAGATGCAGGCCTCATAGGCTGCATATGCTCCGGGAGCTATAGTTTGTACATAAGACCTATAAGCCCCTTTTGAAGCCTCGTCTTTCTTCTCGGCATGACAAACAGAGGAATGATCCAAGCTGTCACTTGCGTTAGCCTTTGATCCAGAAGCAGAAAAAGGCCCGTAGCTTAAACCGGCTGAACCAATGCTGGAATTTGTTCTTCTTCGTTCATTTTCTTCGCAGTAGTTATTCGCCAATGCAAAAAAGCTTTCTTCATCTTTCACTTGAGAAGATGTTAATTTGGAAAGCTCTATCAATCCCAAACATTGTTCTTGAGCGCTCGCTAATCCGGTACTGAGCAAGCCAGCAAGAAGAATCAGAATTCGAAATTTCATATTAATGTCCCCCTCATTGCTCGAAATAGAACTCTATGAGCAAGCTTGTGTAGAGTTCAATGTTAAGCGTGCATTCAGCTTAGCAGAGTTATTAACAAGATGTGAACGATTAAATTTGTCCCAAATGTATTGGAATCACACAATGGCTCGGGTTCGTGATGTAAATCGGTTTTGTATTCAATCGCTTATGGGAGGATTTTTGGTAGTTGCTTCCTCATTGTGGGAAGCTTCACCACAAGAAACGCACACCAAACGATTGGATATTCCGGGCGCTTCGTTGAACCAAAAAATCACCTACTATCCTAACAAAGAAGCTTATGACTCACACGTTGATGAGGTTTTGAAGCTACTTCGTTCAAATGCTGGAGTGTCCAACGAATTTGAAGCCCCTTACAAGGTAGTGGAAACGTTGGCCGAAACAGGCGTCAGCATTGGAATACCCGGTGTTGACGGCGCGAGTGTCGGTGAAATGAGCGGTAGGGAGAGTACGAGGACAATTACTGCCGCAGAGGAGGCTCTTGAGTTGTTTAATAAGGAATAATCACCACATCCGCGAAGCAAGATCGCGCGCTTCAGCGCCTTGAGCATCAACATAAATTGCTGTGGTTGAGAGTTGGGCGTGTCCAGCCCATTTCTGGACGCTTGTAACGGGAACGCCGCTGGCGATGGCGTGAATGCAAAAGCCGTGACGCAGGCCCTTTGGTACGCGATGCGGGCCTTCCAAAATGCCCGCATCCTTCATAACGCCCGTGACGATTTGCCAGACGCGAACGCGGCTGATCGGCCAAAGCGGTTCTGATCGTAATTTGCGGCTCCGTTGGCGCTGACGAATGCTGAATGTGCGTTCCAAGCCATCGACCAATGAAGGCGGAATAGGAACCGAGCGGAATGCATCGGGGCGGCGCTTTTTGAGAGAGCGAAAGACTATCGCTCCATTCAGGTCTATGCGTTCTGCTGTCACTTCCAACGGTTCAGACGCACGACAACCCGTCCAGTGTAGAACCTCACACAACGCCAAAACTTCAGGCGGCTGCTTACGGGCGGCTGACAAGAAGGCCGCTCGTTCTTCGGCGTTCAGGTACAGCCGCTTGCCCTCCGCATCATAGAGACGCATTTCGCCGTCTGACATCTCGCAAACCTCCAACTTTGATGTTGAACAGCCTGCCCGAGAAATGTTTACCGCTTAAGCGTTTTGTTCGGTTAACAAGTTGAATTTGTTGAACTGTGACTCGAAAGACTCTTAACAGAATTGTCGATAGTGTTCGGCACTCAAAATCGCTGTGCGATCCGTTCGTATTTCGAAATCACACGCTGAAGCTCTGGGTCAAGATTGTGCTCGTGGGCTTCTCGTGCGGCAATTAGTGCCTGATCGAATAAATCGAGGCTGGCTGTGTATTTATAAGAATCCACACCGGACCTAAGGAAAATATCGTACATGTTTTTATCTTCACTGAAGCGCTCGATTCCTGCTTTTGCAAGCTGTGCCGCCTCCCCAACAATTGCAGCCCTATCTTCATCCATTAGACCTTCGACGTGGCGCGCTCGCTCCAAAAGAAGCTTGATTTTATATCGGTGCACAGGTCCATCAATTCGCAGTTCGTTTTCAAAAAGCCGTATTTCAGAACTCGCATTCTCGTAATCACCAAGTTCAATGAGGTTGGTGATTAGTCTGTGCCTTGGCACCCGTCTCAAGGGAGCAAGAGAGATCATCTGACGAAGCAAGATGTTTTGCTTTTGCCTGTCTCCTATTTTGCTTATTCCTCGACCGTAGCTGCAAATCTCGTCCATTGATTTTAGCTCAATGCCATAGGTGGGATTGAGATTTGAAATTGTACTTTCAAGAAGAGTGTAAAGGTCATCTTCGTTTGGCGTTTTGTGACGTGAAATTATTTCGGCGATAACTTCATGGCGAATATTCCACGTGTAGACGCCATCTCTTTCACTCACTGTGCGTTCTTCGATAATGCCATCCATGTCTTCGAGGAAGCGCACAACTTGATCCGCGGAAATGCTCACCGTTCTAAGTACCAACTGCCGGTGCACTCTCACACCGGCTGCCTCCATACTCGCTATTCGCCGGTACGCCTCTTGGTAATCTTGATTAAGTTCCGCATACTCTCGCAGAATGATATGATCAAATGAGTCTGAGCCGAAAATGTTTTTGAGACAGACAAACATGTCTGCGTGACAACGGTCTGTAAGACGTGTGTGCCGCTGTGCCCGACTAAATCCAAGAAAACTTTGTTCTACCAAGCGAGAAATATCGTTAGAATTATCAAGTAAGTCTAATAGTTTATCGATCTCTCGGTTTGAGAGTGAAGAAATTTCATAAGTATTGCTGTTTCTGTGAAGGGCAGGCGTTTTCAGTCTCGGATTCCAATTCGGTCTACTCGATGCAAGTATTAGCTTCAGACCCGAACCTTCTTTTCCACAAATAGTTTCGATTAAATTGTTAAGGTTGTTTATTTCAACATGAGCGTCGTCAACAAAGAGGACGCCAACTTCCTTTCTTTTTCGCAGTTCATCGTCAACCGAAATCCATGCACTTGGGTTCAGGTCAAAATCTTTTACGTGTTCCCAACAGTGTATTTGTCTGGAAGATAAACGCGCTAAGGTTTTCCGAATACCGGTTGTCTTTCCTGTTCCTGCTGAACCGAGTACGCATGCATTTTTTGGTGCATCTGAAGCAGCTATTTGCGATTCAATTCTGTCGGAAAAGTCGCGGTCAAAGGTCCATCTCCGGCCAATGTCGGCGTAGCTTGCGGCCCCTCCATTAAACATTCGCGCCAGATTGCCAGTTTGTTGCGCGACAGCATTACCAACATCAATTGTTGTGGGATGTAAGCCTTTGGCTCGATCAAGAGGATCGTTTGTGATTCCCGGAAGTAGTGCTTGCTCGGGAAGATACGAATTCATTTCATTGAAGAAGTCGTCAATCCCGCCAAAGGAAACATCCAATCCTCTCGATTCATATATTATTGATTGATTGTTGTCGGCATTGTAGGCGAGAATCGTAATGTTGCCGGGCGCTCCGGAACGTTGTTTCGCGCGCAACGCTGCGTCTACGAGCAACTTTAAGTCAGGGTCAGAGAGCGACTGACCGATAATTATCGCGTCCTTAGACAGTAAATGATCAGAAAGCCTTGCGTACAATACTTCTCGATATTCACTTGATAAATCATAATCCCTGCCTGTTAGAATCATTCTGCACTGATGGCCAAGGGATGTGTCTTGGTTGATAGTTCCATGAAGCTTATATAGGGACGTACTCTGGTTATCTTTGCTGGCCTTAAAATCGAAATTTGAAGAATAACAATTTAGGGGCGTTTTGAATCTACGATAGGTCTTCTCTATGAGTTCGTCGTAGTTGGTTGTAAATAAGGCTGCCCATTCAAATTGAGGAAGTGAAAGAAGTCCTCGTGTGGGCTCAAGCCTTGATAGCCTATTACTAATAAATTCAATTAGTTCTCGGCGTTGACTTCGAGAATCAATGATTGTGGTAATGTCTGCGAGGTCGAGTGTTTCGCCGCCATCAATCGCAAAGTGACTTGCAAGCTCGGCGACCAGTTGGACACTTGTTGGTGCGCCGGATGGCACCGATGCACCCGAGCCGAACAACAACACCGTTTGCTCAGGATTCGTTCTTCGACAAAGAACGTTTAAGTCAATTGTCATAGAAAAAATCCCAAGTAAGTTGAATCAAAATGCGCGCTGAGGTCGAGAATACTGGACCTCAGCGCACTTGAACAACCCCGCCGCAAGGCTATCAGCGAGGATTTTGGCGGTTCGGTCATGTCAGAAACCTACACCGCCTTACGCTTGTCGGGCCGAACAAAACCCGACAAACCCTGTTAAACGTCTCCCAGACGCATCAACAATTCGCGCGCGGCTGCTTCACGGTCTCGGCATCGCTCAGCGAGTTCGTAACATTGAATAGCGAAAGCATCGGATGCGGCTTTGCCATATGCGTCGGAGCGAGAGCACTTTTCGTTCACTTCGATTGTCGCCACCCGCTTCTCATACATCGCTTCACATTCGGCGCGCATCGTCGCGGCTTCATTGGCTTGCTTGCTGTAGGCTTCGCGGGTCTTGGCGATAGAGAGCCCTTCAGCCCCATGAGCTGACTTCATCAGTGGCGCGGTCGCATGTTCATTGGCAGGAACGTCAACGGCGGATATCTCACCAATCTTCAGTGAACGCATGACACGTTTCTTCTTTGGTAGTGCAGCCATGTTACGCGCCCTCTTGCAGTTCGGCAGGCATGTAGAGGTCTGTCGCTGCGCCAAGTGAGCGCACATAACGTTCCGGGGGAGCTGGCAGCAAAGCGAGGTGGGATAGAAGCGGTGCTTTCATGTGGAGCATTCCGGTCACAATCCGGTGACGCTCCCGTTCATTTCGGTCTGCGCCTTGCACATCAGCTTTCTTTGTGATTTCAGCCAGTTCTGAATTGAGGCGGATGTAACGTTCAAATTCAGATTGGACGTGAGACAGAAGGTTATCCACTTCAGCAGCGCATGCTTTAAGTTCTGAAGCTTTTGATTGAGCCTCACGTTTGTTTTCCAAGCGAGCTTCCGCTTTTTCGGCGGCGATTTGCAGCTCTTTTTCATTGATAGTCGTCATAATCATTTTCCTGATCGAGTTCATTAAAGTCGGGGTCACATCCCCATGTGTTTTGACTGTCTGTTTCGAGGCCCTTTAGCGCCTGATCGAAATCCATTTCATCGAATTCCATCGGAACTGCTTTCCGTGGTCAGGGCTTCGGGAAGGTGAACTGCAATCGCCTCTGCAAAGGTCTTCTGTCGCCTGCGCGAAAGCGGCGGAACATCGAAGAACTTTGATAGCTGAGGCATCTTGCGTAGCGTTGCGGCGCTGACGATTGACCAAAGCGCGCTATGAACACTGTCAGCGTCCTCTACCTTCGCGGCGTGAGCGCTATCGGTGAATGCGGCTTCTGCGATGAGGAACTGATTGAGCGCGGCCTCTAAGGCGCTGGCTGCTGCGTCCAGCCGATGAGCGTATTGGATCAACGCGCTTGCATTCGTTCTGGCAATATCCGTAGCATCAGCTGAGAGTATTTGCTGATCAGCCTTTGTGCGGATCATGTCCATCAGATGGAAATCACCTTCCAGCTGTTGAAGCAGCTCATCATGCCGGGCTTGCAGGTAGGGGCGATGTTGCGAGGTAAGGGTCTGTTCAGTGTGCATCACTTCACCTCATCTATGATCAAAGAAGAGAGCGCATTTTCCAGATTCTCACGTCTGGCTGATCGGACGTATTCAGCCCCTACGAGCTTAGCGAGACCGGGAGCGCTGGAATAGAAGCCGCGCTTGCAAGCATAAGCCAAACCGTTTCGCAGGCGTGCATGATCCTGTAGGCCAGCGCGCTGAAGCGCCTGCTGGTAATTGGTTGTGCAGCCTTCGAGTTCAGAGAATGCCGCGTTGAGCGTCTTCAGCGCGAAATCGACTTTCGCCGCACTCGCGACAAGCTTTTTCGCTACCTTTTGGGCGCTTGCTATTTGCTTTGCGCGTTCTTTCGCCTCAGCCTCTTGCCGCTCTTGCAGGTCTCGTTCCCGAACCTTGACCAATACAGTGTCGAGCACACCAAGCTTTTCACTGATCGAAACCTTCTCAGCTTCGATGCGCTGAAGTTCACCAAAATCACCGGCAGTGATTGTAGCGTCTGCCTGATCGGACAATGCGCTTAAGCGGTTCTGAAGGCTGTTGATTTCCGCCGAAACCTCGTCAGCTTCAAACCTTTTCTTCTCAATCCCAAACATGTGCGTTTCCACCAAAATAAGTATAGTATGGTTTATATAGCAGTTTTGGGGCGTAATGAGAACTTATGTAAACTTATCAATACTTATAATATGAAGAATATATGCGCATATTCGGCATATATATTTTGTTCTCACGAAGTAATAGACGGAAACGCTATGGGCCATTCTGTTAAATGAAAGGTTGAGCTTCTAAGTGAAAATCGGGTCCAATGATCGGTCTCAAAAGCCAGCCATTTAACAGTTCTCCCGAAGGCGGTTAAGTGCTTTTGGTGAGGCGGATTGTGCTGGTTTTACTTGCGTCGTTTTTTTGGACGCTGCGTGCGCTTAGGAGCTGGACGCCCTTCAGCATAAGCACGGAATGCTTCATCAACTGTCTTGCCTGCCTCTTCCAATACCAGAATGCAGTTAGCAGCTTCGGCACGGTGCAATGCTGAAAAACGCTGTTTGAAAGCAATATCGGTTCGTTTCCATTCACGCAGTTCCGCGCTATCGACCTTGAGTGCGGCGACAGCATTATTCAATTTCAGCGATTGGCTATAGCGCGTCAGGAATCGTTCAGCGCGTCTGCTTCTGCAAGGCCATTGGGTGGCATCGACATTGGGACTGAATTGCCAACCATGTAGTAGCCATCTACCGCTTTGCGGATTGCGGATTGCGGATTGCGGAATAAAATGCCCGAAGCGCGAATCTGCTTTGACCGCTGAAGCTCTGTTCTGAAGGTGTAGCGCGTTACATCCCGACAATGCTCGCGGGAGTAAAAAGCGCGAGCCAGTTCTGAAATCTCCACACTACCATTCGGTGAAGGTATGAGATTTTGGCTGACGAAATCCGCCAAAAGTCCAGCGGCGTCTAACCGGGCTTGAAGCCCTGTTTTTTCCGCCCATTCCAATAAGCTTCTCTTCGAATAGTGCAGGTGTGGGCTGGAAGGGGCACTTAACGTTGGCGGTCCAGCACCAACACTGCGAAGACATCGAAGCGCGTTCGGCGTCTTTTGCAGCAGGTCCGCTGCTTCGCGAGTTGAGAGTAATTCGTCATTTTGCATTCAATCACTATAGCATAAATAGGAATAAAATCCTAATTTATCTTGCTTGGCGAAAGGCTCGAATTAGCGGCTAACTTCCAGTATTTTTGAATGAAATATCAGGCTTGGAATGTTTCAGAGAAATTTGGAACGCAAAATATCACATGCCACCGCTTGGCTTCCTTCATCCAGCGCCGCTTTTAACCTCCAAAAGGGCGATTTTCTCTAACTTTCCTGACAACTTTATAACTTCTGATAACTTTATAACTCTTCTTAAAATCGATTTTGAACCAGTTATATAAAACTGTTTCGGATAACACCGCTGAAGTTGTCAGGAGTTATAAAGTTATCAGGAACCCTTTGCCTCCAAAAAAAAAAGAGGGCCGGAAAGCCCTCTTTCTACTTGGAAACAATTAGCGTTCTTCACCGACCCTTCGCAGCCGATAGGGGGTGCCGTTTTCATCCTTCGCCAACGCTTCAAGCATCAGCCCGTCAGCTACGACGCCAACATGCTTTTTAAGCAGTTGTCCGACCCTACGCGGGTTCCAGCTATCCAACGTCAACAGGCAGATGAGGCTTGCCTTGAGAACGGCGAAGCGCTCGCGGCTCTGGCTATTCTCATTTGACAACTCGTCATCACCCAATTGGATCGCTTTGAGGTGAGTAGGCGTGTCGATCCCGATTGCTTCTTCCCACGCAGACAACATGTCCCGTAAGGGCGCTTTTTGCGGGTCAGTGGCTTGTTGTGTCTCTGTCGTCAGTGTTGGCCGATGATCTTCGCCAAGCAACCAGATGATGGGCTGCTGCACGAGATTCGACCACATCTCGAACGAGCCAAGAACGTATTTGTTACCGAGCGGCCTGCCTGCATCAATGTACGCTTTGATGATGGTGAGCGCCGCCATGATGTACCGGGGCCGGTTCTCCTTGGCGCGCATGACCGGTTCGAAGTCGAATGACCTGCGCTCAGGGTTGGGCGGAACTTCAAGGCGACAGACAACAGAACGCCTTGTTGTATCGCCCTCAGCCTGAAAATAGTTACCGGTCGTGGCTCGAAATTGATTAGTGCTGAGTTTCAAAGCCTCGTGGACACCCAGCTGTCTGACAGTATGTTCAGTAGATGTGGTGATCGAGTTCAACACCGTTCCGCCAAGAGGTCGATCACAGTTATCAATCAGGATCGCTGGATCGCCTTCTTTGAGACTCGTCTCTAACCGTTTGCCAAGCTCTTCATCAGTCCGTGGTTGGCTGATGATCGCGGGACCGGAACCAGTTCCCACCAAAGACCAGACTATCGCCAACTTCGTTTTCCCAGCTCCTGCGTGATCTGCATCGACGCCGTGGATGGGGGAAAAGTCCAAAAATGGCTGAATGGCCGATGTCAGCATTCCGCTCAGGGCTACACCCTTGGAAGCTGGAGAGGCAAACTTGTAGCCAGCCAACGGTTCCAAGAGTACGTCCACCGCTTCGCGGGCCATCTCTTTAGAGATAAAATCCGGCAATGTCGGGTACTTAACACCACCAAAATTCAGCAAGACGCCATGTACATCGTGGTAGCCCTCAGTTTGGAGGATTTCCCCTTCGGGCGTGAGCGTTGGGTTATTAAACACACCCCTCAACACGCGCATTCCCGGCAGCGAGTTTCGCAGCTGAACCTGCTGTGCGATTTTCAGCGGTGGAAGCGACGGGACATACTTCACAGTCTTGCCATCCGCTTTGTCGCCCAATTGCTTTCGGTCCTCAGCGGTCAACTTGCGAGGCGTGCGCCAACGTGCCGCGAGGCCCATGACCTCTTGAAGATATCCGGTTTTGCATGGCTTGATCACAATGGATGTCGGATCGCGATCAAATTCAGCGGAGCCGAAATTCTTCTCACTAACCGAGCTGAGGTTATATGTTTTCAGTCCATCGCTCACCGCCTTGACTGGTTCAACGATTATGTCACCTCGGCGAAACAGGTTCATATCAGGTTGAGCCAAGGCGCGAATGGCTTCATCGGTCATTCGAGTGAGATCGCCGTCACCTGAACCGATGCGGATAATCGGCTTTGATTGGACGCCGTTTAGACGTTTCAGTTGTTCCTGCCGTTGTATGGTTTCAGCCGTCTGGCTGGCTTCAAAATCCTCGACAAACCCATCGTCGAAGTCCGCCACGCATTCGTAGTAGCGGCGGCGACGTGCGGCCTGTTCGGCGGCTTGCTCTTCAGGAAAGCCTTCCGCTACGAACTGTTCTTTGAGTGCTTTTTCAAGCTCGTGAAATAGCGTTCGATGGGTCACGCGGTTAGTGAGCTGTCGCAAGCCGAGAGAAGCCCAGCGCTTTGCAATCTCTGCTTGGGTTCTGGCGAGAAGTTTGGGGCTATTTCCATCATACCCTTCGTCAGACGCTGACCATGCCTTGAAGTCTTCAAGCCCAGCACCTGCGGTCGCGTCGTGATAAGCCATCATCACTCTTAGCCAGTCGTTTTGGTCTCGGAAGCTCGAAGCAGGCAATAAAGTTAGAAGCTCTGCCGCGTGTTCAAGGGATATAGCGCCGGGCTTGCTGTTGGTCGCGTGAGAGAGCCATTTGCGGCGCTCAGGTGCGAGAGGTGCAGTATCGGCTTCGTCGGTGGTTTCGTCAGTCCGCAAGATCAATTTGAGCAATGCAGACGGGATATCAACGCCGCCATCGTCCAACGTTTTATCCGGGTCAATCAGAACATATTTTCCACCGTTCGATAGTACCGATCCCGGGCAGACAGCATAGTGTTTACCGGGGGCGATAATATCGACGTGGCCTATACCGGCGTGTTTGAGAGCCCTATGCAGATCATCGCCCGTAACACCTTCGGGAAGATTGTAGAAGAAATGCAATCCGCCACTTGCTGTCAGAGTATGCGGGTGACGAACCTCGACAGGATCAAAGCCCAGTAGATCGCAAATTTGGCGATAACTTTTCCCGCCATCCTTATAGCGGTCAACGTCGATGATGATTTGACTGCCAGCCGGGGCGATACCTGCGTTGAGTTCATCTTCTTCAACCCGCTCGATGATCTGATCGAACGAATAGGGATAGGAGCGCTCATGCTCTTGCCAGCTGAGAGCTTTTCCAAGGTGCATTTCACTGAGAGGGCGTTTTTCACCTTTGTCGAGCAAGAAGACGCGGAAACCCACCGATGCCATGTATTCAATCTGCTTGAGATCGGGGCGAGTTGGCTTTGAGGTCGTTTTGATCCTCATGGCTTTAGTACTCCGATCCACACTGGGCGCGGATGTACGCATCAACATCTTCGATATGATACCGAACCCCATTCTTACCGACGCGAAACCACTTGGGGCCGCGCCCCTCAACACGCATGACGTAAATTGTTTGGGGGTGACATCCCATGCGCTCTGCAACTTGCCTGCTGTTCAACCAAACGTCAGATTGCGATCTGTTTTTTACGGTGCTGGTCATTACGCGTCTCCCTTGATTGCTGTGAACCCGGGGATATCGCCGTTAGCGACAGCGCGTGCGAAGTCAGGATATGCGTGCGGATCAGGATAGCGGGGCAAGAAGCCGGACGCTCCGGGTGCTTGATCAAAACAGACAACTCGCCCGCCTTGATCTTTATTGAGTTGCTTCGGGGAGATTTCGCCATTCTCGATCATGCGGAAGAACATGAAGTCCACGAGATCGAAATAATCATAAAGCGGTAGGCCCATAGCTGCATCTGAAGTGCGGGGGCCGCTGCCGATTGAACAAAGGCGGCTGAATTCCGCTTTATCCATCAGCAACACATGAGCCGCTTGGCTCGGTGTTAGGGTAGATGAGCCGTAAAGCTCAGAGTCATTTTTCGTGCGCAT